CACATTTGCAAGCTCAACGTCACAGTTTTTGCAGGCGTCCCACAGTATCTGGTAAAGTGTCGCCGGATACTGCAGTGCGCTGTCGTATTTCCGGTCAAATTTCATCGACTTGTCATACGCCGTGAGCGTGATAATCCCGCCGCTCTCTGAATGCTCGCCTGTGTAAAAAGTGCCGAGGTACACCCATTCAACTTTTTCCACGGAATCTTCTGTTGCATCTTCCATAACAAGCCCGATTTTAAGGGAAACAGTTGAGCCCTCAAACTGGCTTTCAGCGAGCCTGCCGTCAAAGTTATGTAGCTTGACCGTCAGGCATCTGCTTATGAACGAACCGATGCTAAGCGAATTCTGTTCGCTTGTGCCATCAGAAAGCGATATTCCGCCTTCCATGACGTCCTCATTCGAAAATGAATAAGTATAGCTGTTGCGCAGCGTGACAAGCAGGCTGACTTTCTGCCTGCGCCCGTCAAGGGCTATTTTCCGCTGGTACGCCGTGCTTGTCTGAATCAATGTTTTTCACCTGTTTCTTTTGCGTTTAAGAGAAATTAAACTTCTATAAAGTCAAACGACACGCCCTCAACGACTTTGCTATCATCTAAAACCCACTTATAATCTGCCGAACGGTCGCCAACATAAAAATTTGCCGTGCGCATACCGTTCTGCATAACATCAAAATATGTAAGGCTAAATGTCACCCGAGAGTTTACGTTTCTTAGCAGCGTTGACGCGTCCGAAAATGGCATTGCAGGCCATTTGCACGACAGTTTGACCTTCTGCGCTACGCGGTCCTTGTGCATAACGCCGTCGAGCGTGCGGCCGGAATTTGAGCTGGAAATGTCCTGCAGAGCCCATGTTACGTCTGCCGGAGTTCTAATTGGTGTGCCGTTTATAGTAAGAATTTGTATCATGGTAAGCTTTCCACCTCTTTTAAATAACAAATGGGCAACAAAAAAAGCGCCCAACCTATCTTCTAAATAGGTCAGGCGCTCTAATGGCGCTCTAATGCTTTGTTTTAGATTAAGTAGTCATCCGTTATGGGATGCTTACCTAAAAACATACTAACTTGTTTTCTCGCTTCAAGCAGATTTTCAATTCCATCATATTTACCATCTGATACTACCGCTTTAATGAGAAATTCAATATTTCTCTTAATTATTTGAGCGGTCTCTCGGTTGGTGCGCGTATTGTCAGCCATATCTATTTTCTACCTCCGTAAAGCGTTGATGTGCTCCATCAAAGCTTAATTCCACAGTTCCGCATTCTCCGTATTTGTTTTTGTCGAGCAGAATAAATGTTTGGTGGGGATTTTGCTTTTTGTCTGTAACATAAGGCCGGTGCATAAGAATAATGTAGTCTCCGTTTGCTTCAAGGTCGCCAGATTCTTTTAAGCTGGACATTGAAGGAGCCTCATTTGAACGTGCAACCTGCGAAAGCGCAATTACAGCGCAATCATTCATTCTTGCAATGCGTTTGAGTTCAGATGAAATATGGTCAATTTCGTTTTTTCTGCTGGAAAACCTTTGCGAAGTCTGAATTACTTGAACGTAATCCACGACTAAAAGGTCTGGATGATATTGAGCTGTCTTTGCTGAAATAGATTCAATAGAATATGTATCGTCTATTATTTTAAAATTCTTGCATTCCTGAATCCGTGAGGTCGCGTCAACTACCTCTTGTATTTCGTCATCTGAAAGATTCCGTGTGTCAAGATGGGAATAGTCAATATTGAGTTCGGAAGAAAAATAACGGTCGAGGATTTGCGACTTTGACATTTCAAGGCTGAACATCAAAACCTTTTTGCCATTTCTCCGGTTCTTTGCTAATATGTTAATTGCAAATGCCGTTTTTCCAGTGCTCGGGGCTGCGCCAATATAGCAGAGAGAACCCTTTCGGATTCCTTTTAACTTTTCGTCCAACCATGGAAACCCTGTCTGAATTCGGCTCGATGGGTCAATGGGTTTGTCAAGGCTTGTGATGTAGTCTATCAAAAAGTTATCGTCGTCTTTTTCTGTCATATTCGACCGGGCACTGTCAACAAGTTTTGACAACTTGTCAACGGTAACGGCGCAGTCATCGGCCTCAAATGATATTTCCTGCAATCGGCTAAAAAGTTTTTTCCTGTTGCTGAGCTCTTTAACTGTTGCAATATATCCGTCAAAGTTGGAGGGCGTAAGAAAAGTCTCCGTTGCCGCTATAGCAAACTGTTTTACCTCCGCGTCCGTATTTTCGCTGCCAAATATGGAAGCGTCTATCGTCTTTCCAGCTTTAACGCCGTCTTTGATAATTTCAAACGCCTTTGCCGCGTACGGGTTCTCAAAGTCTCCCGGATTCAAAGCATCAATTGCGGAAGAGCATTCTTCCGGGCAGCGGAGTAATCCTCCAATAACTGCGGATTCTGCATCATAGGAAGGAATCATGACCGGACACCTTCCCACGGGTTGTTTGCTGGTTGAGTGGTCGCATTTTGCCTTGGCGCTCGGTTCTGTGCCCTTGACAGCCACCCATTGATAAATTTCATAATTCCCCGTCTTGTTTTTCTATTGGTCGGGTTAGAAATCAGCCATGCCTTCATATTACGGAATTCCTGCATAACATCGATTGCTGGATAGAGCGGCTTCCATTCATCAATCTGCTTTTGTGTGATTGGATATTCTGATTTGTCATTCAGCAAAAGAGTAATGATTGCCGGTTCGTCCTGCGGAGAATCTTTTGACTTCTCCGCAAGAGTATCTTTACTCTCTATATTATTCTTATATATATTACTATCTTCATTCTTTACTAAGGTGCGATTTTCCTGCGTAGGGTTTTCCTGCGTAGGGTTTTCCTGCGTAGGGTTTTCCTGCGTAGGGTTTTCGCATGTGGCTGAAACTTCTTTTACAACATATTCATACGCACCAAGCTGACCTTTCCCGTTTCTCTGGCGCTCTCCACGAACGATATATCCAGTTTCCATTAGCTTGTGAATTCCGGCTTTAACTGCCGAAAGTCCGTCAGTGGAATTTGAAGCAATTTCTTCTTCGTAAAAGTTCCAGCCGTCCGGTTTACTCAAAAAATAAAGAAGAATTCCTTTTTCTTTAAACCCTAATCGCTTATCATTGATAAATCCCTTATCAACTTGGACGAAGGGATTTTCTTTTCTTTCAACTCTATAAATCATCAGGTGGCGCCCCCTGCCGAGATATTATAATGATAGTAAACCCTGCTATCGAGAGATTCTTTGTACTGTATCCATCTTTGACATTGCCCTATAATACTGCATAATTTGCCAACACTTGATGCAAAGTTTTCAGAATATGGGTCTAATGTTGCAAAGTCAAGAGTAAAATGGCTTAAATCCTCTGGCCCACATAATTCAGCTATTATTTTGTGATATGCTCTGTGCAAATCTTTTGGTAAGAGCAAAAGATTTTCAATATCATCATTTTTGTGGTTCAAATCGATGTGATGTACTTCATACTCTGGCCCAAAAACAATGCCATAGTGGCGTTTGTACTTTTCTCGATAATTCATATTTTTGACCCCGCCGTATCTTTCTGGCACGTTGTCCTTGCCCAAACAAGTTTCTATGCCGGTATGCCGCCGTGAATAAAAAAATAAAGGGCGCGGCAGTTGCGGCGGCAACCGCTTTTCTCCCGCGCAAGGATAGCGCCCTTTTTGTACCTTTGGGAGGTGTTCCTCCCAGCTCCTATATTATACCACAAATTGAATGTAAATGCAAGTGCATAGCTGCTATGTACAATTCACATTAAGAATAATACTTGTATATCTCATACGGGTGTGATATAATAAGGGAAATTGTCCGTAAGAATTTTTCAGCAGAATAGTGCTGCCGCCTATTGACATATGAGAAATATATGCTAAGATTACGACGTGGGAGGAATTTTACTATGAAAAAATTATTAGTTATTGCAATGGCCATAGCGCTTTGCGTGCCTTTTTCTGGTTGTGGGCAAAACCCAAATGCAAAAGCATCGAGTGTGCTTTCCTCTTCGTCTAAAGGTAGTGAAGCAATGAGCTCTGAACAAGCTTCAAGCGGCGCCATTCCAAGCGCCATTAGTAGCATTGCCACCGCAAAAAGAGATTTACCTGAAAAGGACTATAAGAGTTGTGGAAAAGGTTCATTTTCAATTTCCACTCCGTCCGGCACTTCTGAAAACGGGAATGTGCCAATTATCTATATTGGGAAAGACGAGGCAACCAGTTATGGGCTTGGGTCCTCTGCAAGAGGCTTTGATGGCTCAAAACTTTCGTATGAATATATTGATGGATATTTGATAAGCAAAAATCAAATTTCTGATGAAGATAGTTCCATATATGCAAAAGCAAACAATTTGACAAACGGAAAGCATAAAGTCGAAATAGTCCAGTATGGCACGAACAAGCCGGAAGGCAAAATTGTTACGTATAAGTCTGCTTTCTATGAAGTAAAGCCAAAATAAAAATGCAAAAAGAAAGCAGACGGTTTTTAAGCCGCCTGCCTTTTTTTATTCTACGATAATTCTATGATAGCGTTTTCCAAGTTGTCTATTCCCTTTATTTGCAGATTCAGCAATCTTTTCATCGGTCGTATAAAGATTGACCGGACGCTCCAGAATTGCTTTTTCGAGCCTTTCGAGCTGCTCCGAAATACTGTCCATGCGGTTCAGAATGTCTATGTCTCTATCTTCTCCGCCGTTCTTTTGAATGCCACGCGCGATCTGTGAAAATACACCATCGTTGAGCGGAAGCACAGCTTCCGGCCCGGCCTCTCCCACTCCTGCAAGGGCGGGTTTCGTAAACAGTGCTCCATCAGCATTCCACCCGGCAAAGTCGATCTTGCCAATGCCGCTTTCGTATCCGTGTCCGCGCCACCCTGCGGCCAAAGAGCCGTACCGAGAAACCGTATAGCGTATGGACGCGAGAATGTTGGAAAGCGGGTCGTAAATATTGCTGCCGTAGCCCGGATAGGCATACGAGCGGAACGTGCTGTCAATAAGCTGCATCAGCCCTTTGGAAGGATGGCCTGCGGCCCAGTTGCTGTCCCATTTGTTGATGCTATACGGGTTGCCTCCAGATTCAGACTGCATCTGCATGAGCAGACGACTTAGATTCGCGGATGAGTATTGTCCAGTCATGCGCAGCGCTTGTGTGGCTATCCCGCTCCAACGATCAACTCCGTATCCCCCCACTCCGGAAGGTGGAGAGAATTTTGCAAAAATGCCTTTCAGCGCGTCTGCCACATGGTTTGTGACAAACTTCACAGCAGAATTCCCGAGTGAAAGCCACGGCTCGTTTATGTGAATTGCATTCACAAATTTGTCTACTGCGAGTTGAAATAGCTTTTTCGGTTCGCTGATGTATTTCCACATCGTTGTGCCAAAATCCTTGATAGAAGATATTGCATTTCCAAAGAAAGCGCCTATACCTCCAGCGTAATGTGGAAATAGCGTATGCGTTTCTTTTGCAGGGAGCACCTTTGAGCCTCTTGGCAGGTTTGGAATAAGAACATTCCTGCCTTTTGGAATGAATGCCCTGCCGTTAGGGAGCTGCACAAGCTCGCGATATGTTGAGCCTGGAGCATCATTGACAATGGCTGCACCTCCTGGATGAGCACCAGCACCATAGGCATACTTTGGAATTGTAAGAGGCTTAATTCGCGTTTTCGACCCCACTGCTCCGAGAACCCAGTTTACTCCGCCGATTACTCCGTTTACAGCTCCGAGGACTTTGCCTACAACGTTATTGGCAATGTTTCTGCCTATGTTTTTGAACCAGTCCGGGCCGCCCTTCCAAGCGTCTTGTATCTTGCTCCATGCTGTTTTGAAGGCGTCTGAAATCAGGTTTGGCTTGAATTTGCTCTTAATGCCATCCCATACACCGCCGAACCATTTTGGAGCGCCGTTCCAAATCTTTTTTATTGAATCCCAAGCATCTCCAAACGCCTTTTTAATGTCGTCCAGAATTTTTCCAACATCTTTTCCAATGGCGCCCCAGTCAAGGGAAACCGATGCTGCAAGGCCAACTGCACCTGCAACAATAAGGCCAATGCTCATAGGCGTTATAATTCCCAAACACACTAATATGGTACCGATAGCAAGCATAGCGCCGGACGCAATACCCGTAATTAGATTGATAGTGTTGGAAACCTGATTTGTCGGACCGGTAGCGTCAAGAGCTATGGCAGAGGCGATGTCCAACGCGCCTGCTATAATGAACCCTACGCCAAGTGCATAACTTCCAAGGCATACCAGCATAACGCCGATTGCAAGAGATGCACCGCCGACAATCCCTGTAATAGTGGTCAAAACAGTGCGTACTTTGTCTGTTATAGCTCCCCAATTCATGGAAGCGGCAGTTGTGGTAATTCCGCCAATCATAAGGGCAATACCAAGAGGAACATTGCCACCTGAAAACGCAATGATAGCGCCTATGGCAATTTCGGTTGCGCCCACTATCTCAAGCAACTGCTTTGTTTTGTCAAGGCTGCTTTTTGTTTTGTCGTTTAAATAGTCCCAGTCCTCTTTTATCTGCTTTGCCATACCAATAGCGCCAAACGCCATAAGCCCGATGCCAAGAGGAACATTAGCTCCGGAAAATGCAAGGATTGCACCTATTACTAACGGAGCGGCACGCAAGAGCCTTTTGATTCTTTCAAGGTTTGTCTTAATAAAAGCAGAAATTTTGTCTGTGACTTTTCCAATTTTATTAATCCATTCTGGCACTTTTACCGTTTTAAACATTTCCTTTGGGCTTTGCTTGCCATTCCATGCCGGAGTTGCTGCGGTATTGTATGATGCGGCGGAAGGTATGTTGGCCATATAGTTCTTAGCTTTTGGCAGTTTAGACATATAGTCCGGCACCTTTGGAGCCGTCCATGTATCTGTTACTTTTGCAGTAAGTGTATTCAGCTCATCAAAGCCCATGATGCTTTTTTTCATAGCGTCAATTTTCTGCTGGTGCTTTTTAATTGCTTGCTGTACACGCTCTTCGGCTGCTGCCTGTTTTTTTTGCGCGTTTTCTTCTGCTTCTTCAATTTTTTCTTCTTGAGCTGCCTGCTTTTTGGTAGCGGCTTCTTGAGCTGCTGCTGCTTTTTTGATGGCCTTTTCTTGCGCTGCTGCTTCTTTCGACGCAACTTGTGAAGAGTCATTCCCACTTTGATTGATTGTTTTTGCATAGTCCACATATGAGCGTTTAGCAATCTGTACAGATGAAGCATGGTTGAAAATGCGAGCAGTCAGCATTCCGATAGTGTTAAATACGTCTGCTAAAGCATCTGATACTTGGTTTATAGTGGGTACAAGTGCTTGTAACGTAGGCATAAGGGCTGCGCCCAAGCTATTCTTGAGATAAAGTGAATCTGCCGACAAAGCAGACATTGTACTGTTGGCTTGACTGCTTGCAAGTGCCATGTCCTGAATACCCGTTGCAATGCCTTGTGTGGCGGCACTAAACAGTCTGAACATTGAAATACGGGCGAGCATATTTTCAGACATTCGAAGCAAGTTGCCCCACCCTCTGGAAGCATGGCTGGCACTTTTTTCTTCTGCGTCTCCGGCTTCTTTAGAAGCAGATGCAACGTCATTGAGCTCTTCTTTTAACTTTTCCTGCTTTGCAGAAAGTGTATCTGTAGCCGATGCGGCAGAAAGCATCTTTTTTTCAAGCATGAGATAAGCGTCGCTGCCTGTTCCCTGTTTCTGCCCAACCTTTTCAGTCTCCGCTGCAAGATTATGATAAATCATGCGCTGATTGTCCAGTTGCTGGCTGACAGTATATAGAGATGTAGCTATTGCATTAAACTTTTCTTGTGCTTCTGCCGACATACCGGAAATCTGCGGAGTAAGGTTGTCTATGTATGCGCTAATTTGGCGAATCTGTTGTGTCGCCATATTAGTGTCAAGGTTGACTTTCGGGTGCTTGCCCTCAATCTGCGCTGTGGCTGCGTCCATTGCTGCTTCAATTTTTGCAGGGTTGTAGTCTACGGTTGGCGAATTTACGGGTGTAGGAGCCGTATATGCCTCATTACCCATGGCTGAAGCGCTTGCGTTAAAGCCATATTTCCTTTGAAATTCTTCTGGTGGCATAGAAAAAGCAGCATTGTTTTTTGCTTGCGATTCATCGATACTTGCCAACTTTTCTTTTGCTGCTGCTAATTTATCGATTTGCTGGCTTGAGCGCTCCATGGATACATTTGCACGGTCTAAACGCGCTTGATACATGGCTTCATTTGCTTCCGCCTTTTTGCTGGAGGCTGCCACATTGTCAGTGCTTTTAGAAAGCTTGTCAAGGGTAGAAAATGCCTTTGGACCGGAAGCAATGGAATCCATCTTTTCAGAAAATTTTGCGAGGGAGGGCACCAGCCTATTGATGTGTTCCCCCAATTCATCTATTGTCTTTAAAATCCTTTGAATTGCAGAATCGGCTTGTTCGGTCGAAGCTGCAACTTCAATGGTGAGGTCATCTCCATCTGCCATTTTTGTCCCTCCCGTAATGAAAAATAAAAGGCCAAGCTGTTATTTTCAGCATGGCCTTCAAAGAAGCTCTAATTGTTTTTAGCATTGCCTTTCTTCTCTTTGATGATTGAGCCGGCACGAATGAGTTGTGCATCAATCATATCCCTGTTGGTGTCTGTAGTGTCCTCTGCTGCGTTTTCTGCGTTATCTGGTATACTTTCCTGCTTATCGTCTTTAAACGAATATGGACGCTTTGGATAAGCGTCACCATTAGGAAGCACAGCACCGATAGCTTTTGCTATGTATTCGCCCTGCAACCATGCAAAGGCATTTTTCTGTTTTGCTTCAACTTTTTGCTTGCTTTGAAAAGCGTTTACATAGCTCCAAAATTCCCGTGGGTCATGATACCAGAACACATCATACGGACACCCGCACAAGATAGCGTCGGGAAACATTTTAGTTTCTAAGTATTCTGAAAAAGAATTTAAACGCTGGCCTTTATTTATTACGCTGACGCTTTCGGCGCTTTGCTCACGATAAAGCTCTTCATCGTTGTAGCATTGTCCGCGCCCAACGTAAAAACCTCCATAAATTTGTCCACAAGAGCACTATATACGTTGTCAATTCCATATTCTTCAATAGCCTTGTCTGAAATTTGCTGCGCTTCCATGAAGCTAATATTCCTGTGAAATTTACGCAGGCCTACATAAAAGAGCCGGTCTGTAGTGCTAAATAATTTTTCTTTCATGTCGGTAATGCTTCCGCCGATTTCCTCAAATTGACGAATAGAATCGCGGTTATAGAACATCTTGTAAATTTTCCCATTTACTGAAACATCAAAAGCTGCCATATTATTTATCCTCCTGCATATCATTAAATTTCATTCCCGGAACACAAAACTTTAGATTTAGAAATGCTGCCTCGTTCAAATTATGTTCAAAAGAGCATGACTGGACACCTTGTATTTCTTTGCCGTCTAAGACAATATGGGTAAGTACACCGTCTGACTTAATACATAAATCTGGCATTTTAGCCCCTCCATTCCAAATTTTAAAAGATTAGCCGTTTGCCTATTTATGACAAGCGGCTAATGATTAACAACTTATTAAACGGTTTAAGCAGTGGTCTCAAGCATAGACGTTACATCGTCAATATGCTCAGGCACAGTGGAAGTTACAAGGCCAAGCTTTGCAGTAATCTGCTTGCCTTTTGAAACGGCGTCTGTGTATGTAGCACCACGTGCCGTGAATTGCCACCCTGTGTCGTCCTGAAAAATAATCAGGTAGTTTTTGTCATCAGTCAGGCTTACTGCGGCCTCAACAGCCGCAAAGTTTTCTTTCGTGTAGTTATACTCAAATTCGAGTGAAGGCGTTTGTGGCCTATCCGGTATACCAACGCTCTGTGAATCCGAAAGAGTTGTTACGTCAATGCTTTTTGGAGTTGAGCCTGTTGCTGGTGCGGAAATAATATCGACTATCTTGTGGTATTTCCCTGCGGTTGTGCCTTCGACGTATAAATAGGTTTTATAGTCTGAAATAGCTCTCGGAGTTATAGCTGCCATAAAGTGTTCCCCCCGTCGCAAAATAAACAATGTTTATGTGGCGCTCGGAGGCGCTCTATGGACTTTTAAAGTGCTTATTAGTAAATGCACTCGGTATCTTCGTCAACCTTGCATGAATATCTAAGTGTCCAGCGATAGATTGTCGTGTCTGCTGCGTTTACTGTTGGCCTTGATGTGTCTCGGTTGCAAAAGAACAAATCTTCCATAACCGGGATTATCGCGTCGCGGATTTCCTTTGCGACAATCTCTCCAGTACTCCCGCTGGCATAAACATCAATCTGCCATGATGGGCTGGATTGCTTGCCTGTGCCACTAAGGTTTCTGCCAATTTCCGGATTGTCAATGTCAGTAATTGTAACATAAGGAAATTTTGTGCTTGTTGCCTGATATGTCTTTTCGACAATGGCATTTGGATAAACTGCTTTTACAGCACTCTTAATTTTTGTGTAGATTGAATTTGTCAAGTCAAGCATTTCTCATACTCACTTTCAACGTTTCTCCCGCGTGCTGCCGCATAAATTCTCGCGTGCTATAAACAAATGGCCGTGCAGGTTCACCAGCCGTCCAATGCGTTTTACCGTCTTTGCCAACATATACCCAACCCTTTGTACCATGGCCATGGCTGTCATATTCCCAGCCGGGCGCTGGCTCAGGGTGTGGATTATTCGCACCAACTATGCCGGTTCCATATTCAACAAAGATTGCATAGTCAGCTCCCACATGGATTCTGCCGGTATTTGCCTGCACGTCATATTCCCATGAGATAGAATCTGCAAGCTCCCCAGACGCCTTTGGAACTATGGACATCATGTACTCATAGCCCATCTTTGTGAGCTCTTCAACTGCTCGCCTTGCCCCACCATCGACCTTGTCGGCTTTCTTCGTCAATAGCTCTTTTGCATTCTGAATAGATGATGGGCTGAATATATTGATAGAGATTTTTTCGCTCATGCCTTACCAGCCCCAGATGCCTTTTTGAAATACACGGCAATCTGGCTGCCCGTATCGAGCACTTGTTCAACCGTGTAGTTATAATTCATTGGCTTTGAAACGTCACTATCAGAAAGAACACCATTTGGCTCAGTGCCAATCCACGCAATAGAGTTTTCAACGAATTCATATCCGCCAACGTCGAATTGAGTACATTCGGCTTTTAATATGCTATTAACATCTGTGCCGAACGCTTGACGTTCCAGTTTGTTGGTGATTGGTTTAACATTTATGGAGAGCTGAGCTGGTTCGTCCCAAACGTTTTCCATGACGCCAGTATCGTTGCCGTCAGCATCTTTAATTTCCTGTTGAGGCAAAGGCTGTGAAACGTACACTGTACGCTTTTCTCTGCTGAGGCTTCTCATGATACCACCTGAACTACTGGAGAAATATCAGAGAGCATACTTTCTGGAATAGATGCGCTTTCGTATGTGCGGTCTACACCGTTTTCGTTGTGCTTTGTTTCTCCCTCTGCCCCTTGCTTGTTGTACAAATAAGTGGCAATCTCAATCTGTTTCATTTTCCAGCGCGATTCCATCGGCTCATCTGGCAATCCGCGACGTTCCTTTATAGTGGATTCGGCCATATCAAGGAGCATTTGGAGCTTTGCGTCCTGCTCTGGGTTTTGAATGTCAAGCCATATCTTAAGTTTTTCAAGCTGAGAAAAGTCTGCCATAAGTTACCTCTTCTTTTGTGTTGCTTTAGCATTAGAAGTGTTAGATGCCCTTGGCTTTGCCTGTGATGCCGTATAAGCGACTTTTGCCCCTTGCTGGGCTAATTTACTTGCTTCGGCGTCTGGTACGTCAAAAGGCTTTAGAGGCGGCCTTAAAAGGCCACCGTAAAGTACGTGATATGGAAATACAACTTTTGCCATGGTTAAGCCACCTTCAACACGCCGACCGTATTCATGCCTTCGTAAGACGGAAGCACAATTTCAGATACAATCGTTTCGAGATTCACTGGGTGCGGCTCTAAAATCTGCGTTATTGCAACGCCGGTGCCGACTACAGAAGTCCTTGCCTGCGGCGTGGATTTGCCCATAAGGTCTGCTTCTTCTGGCGTTGTGCCGTAATATGTACTGCCAAGGGTTACTTCGCTATCAAACAGCGTGACATAATTGTCTGGATAGTACGCATGAATGGCCTTACTTTCGTCACGGAACTTTTTAGTGTAAACAACAATGTCAACACCGAGAATCTGTGCAAAAGCCTGCTTAACAATACTCGGAGTAATAAAGACGTTTGCTGTTGGGTTGCGCGCAAGTACAGCATCGTGAACCTGCTTAGAGGCCATAAGCATATTGAATGTTGCACGGCTCATAATTGCAGTGTTGGGGCGTGAACCTGTAGCATCTTCAATAGTATCCTGAACAGCTTCGATGTCTGTAATTGGTGTCGCTGTATCTGAAACATTCCACTTTTTTGTTGCATCCGCAATAGGCACATAGTTAGATGCTTTCCAGCTGCCGTCAGGGTCATAGTTGTATGAGTAATCCACACCGTTAGCCGAGATATGAATACCGACATTGCCGGAATCTGGAGCAAGAAGTTGCATTCTCATGCGCTCAGGTACAACATAAGCACCTGTGACAAGGCCATTGACATCGTTGTAGATGTTGTCGAGGACGGTCTGCACAAACGGGCTGCCAGAGTCCTGTGCCTTAAGGATTTCCTGCCGGTCATTTTCATTGATGTGGTAGCCTTCACGGAAGAATGGCATTTCGGATTCAATCTTTGAAACACCGACTCTATCGCGGAATGTTGCTTTTGCATCAAAGTTGGAGGGCTTCAAGGAAATTGGGAGTCCATGTGTGCCTTTAATCCATGAAAGGTCAAGCCCTGCTTTCTTACGCTCAGGGAAAAGTCCTGCGCCAAAAAAAGGCTGTTTATTGCTCGGGTTTTCTGTGAACGCCACGGAAACGGCTTGTGGCGAAAAAAGGTCAGTTAAATTCATAATTATTTCCTCCTGTTAATCAGCAAAAGAGCACCATTGGAAGTGCGGATTTTGTGGCTGCGTCAATCGTAACACCAGAATTTGCCTGTGCTTTTGCTGTGTCAATGAACCCATGGACAATAATGGTGCCGTTTGGATTGTCTGCTGTGGCGTCTGAAAGCAGAATACCGACTGCATTCGAAACATTAGATGTTGTTGTAGCTGCTTTGCTATCTGCACCAATCGGTGTACCGGCCTTAAAAATACCTGTGCTGTTGCCTGCAAAGTTGAGCGCCTTTGTAATGGCTACATAATGGTCGTTGGCAAGAATTTCTGTGGTATCGCCATATGTGCCAGTCTTAGTAAATTTCATTATTTAACCCTCCATTATTCCTTGTGGATAAACTGGTTCAGAATGTCATTAGAGGCTTTTGATGCAGTTGCGCGGCGTTTAGCATAGTCTTGAGCATACTTCACGGCAATGGTTTTGTTCTCGTCGTTTTGTCCAACGTCAGAAGCAGGCTTTTTGACTCTTTTCATTTCTTCCTTAATTTTGTCATTAGTGGCTTTGTCAATAGCGTCTACAAGAGCCTGTGCACGCTTCAATGTTTCTGTTTCGTCTCCTGTTACTACACTGTCAAGCATTGTGGAGCGTGAAACTTCATCGGTAATGCCCTTGCTGACAAGCAATGACTCAGCCTTGATGCGGCATTTTTCTTTTGCAAGTTCCGCCTTTTGATTATTCAACTCGTCAAGTTTTGTTTGCACCTTTTGCTCTGCTGTCATTTTGGATTCCTTGTCGAGTTGAGCTTTAATTTCTGGTGTGAGTTTTGCCTTGATGGATTCCTCGCGGGATTTCAAGGCTTGCTGAATTTCGCGGTCAAAGTCGGCCTGCGAAGCAAAAGTTTTAAAAGGCTTTGTTTCCTCCGCAGCTGTCTGTGTTGTGGGTACTGCTGCGGTTTGAGTGCCGCTTCCAACGCCGGTAGATGCCTCTGAGCCTGTTGTGGCAGACGCCGCAGAAGCTGCCCCTGTGGCAGAACCGCCGCCGCCTTCACCATCAAAGCGCCTTGCGTATTTAGAAATTGTGTTAAACCTTTTCATTTTCATTCTGAATTCCTCCGTATTCCGCGCCGTTCCTCTGCGTAAGGACCTCGTAAGTTCCCGATTGGCATTGGCCCGCCGTGTAATAAAAATTTCTAATATCTAAACCCTTCCGGGTATTAGGCTGGTTGATTTAAAAATTCCCATCTAAAGCCATTGGATTGTGTTGCGTTTCCCAAACAACATTGAGAAATTCTGCAAACATTTGTACCGGTTTTTCTTGATGCTTCTCTCTGCGATTTAAATACGCTTATTTTTTTACCATCAAGGCTTAATTGAACAACCGGCTTTCTGCTATATTCAGCAATTGCGTTGTAGTCAATTTTTTGAACCAGTGCTTTATAATCAATTTTTTGTGCTCTTGCTTTGGCATCTGTATGCTGTCTACAGCGTTCGATCTTTGTGCCATAGCTGTTATTATAAGAATGCGAACACCATTCAAGGTTTTCGAAATAATTGTTGGATTTGGTTTCGTCTTTGTGATTTATTTCTGCGTAATGATTTGGGTTTGGTATAAACGCTTCGGCTACTAACCTGTGAGCATATTTCCAGTATTTTTTTCCGTCGTGGCATAGCACATACTGGACATAACCGGTTTTGTGATTGATTCTTTTATTAAGAATTTTTCCGTTTACTTTTCTCCGATTCCCTCCGGAGCATAAAACCATCATGTCCAAACTTTTTGCATTTCCAAAGTTACTGATTTTATATAGCCCTTCAAATCCAGCTACGTCTTTCCAGATTTCTTTCACTTTTCTTCCCCCATTTAAGGGAGAAGGGGCGGTATTTATCCGCCAAACTTCTCAAATTATTTATTCTCATATCCAACGTGCTTGGCAGTACCATCCAACGTTAGAATTTGGAATCTCTTGCTTGCATTCGGAGGCATAAGCCCACGTAATGCGTATCCGCCATAGTCTTGAAAGCTGCTACAAACTACATTTGTAAATTCGGCGGTTGAAACCGTTTCGTTGTGCATATCAACACGAATTTTGCAGGGAGGAGATTCTTCCGGTATGTGCGTGTGACCTGAAATAACAATGTCTGCCCCGTCAACCGTGTATTCCCACTTTTGGAGCTTGTTCCGTGACTTCCCGTGAATTAGGACAATGCAATAAGAAACCTGTCTGTCTTTCTTTGCAGCGCCCAAACTTACTTTCATAAAGCAAGCATTTTGACGGTATCTATCCTCAATTCCGAGTCTGCAAAATACATCGTAAAGTGGGTCATCGTCTACCTCGCGGATATTTCTATATTCGTGATTTCCTCCGCAAGCCCCGAGGATTTTTTCTTTGATTGGCTTTAAGGATTCGTGAAGATATTCCTTTTGCTGTGCAGGGCGCATCTTTTCTTCATAGACGTTGGTCTTACTGGTCTTAATGCCGTTGTTCATCATATCGCCTGCAATAACTGCATAGCCAAATGGGTCATTCTGAACGGTTTGAATCCACAATTTGAACAGCTTTTCATTAAATTCGGCAGAGCCTATATGTACATCAGCCAACGGGTAAAGGTGAATGTATGGCAAGTCACGCGGTAACTTGTGTTTTACCATCACAAAGTCATTTAGCAATTCCTCACCCCTTGTTTTTAATAAAAGAAAGGTTTTACCGGGCGCTATGCCGGTCGTTTTAGCGGCAGAAAACCTTTAAACTTGCCTGTGGTTGCGGGTGTTGGATTCGAACCAACGTTCTCATGGATATGAGCCATGTGAGATGGGCCACTTCTCTAACCCACAATAGATTCGGTTTGTCGGCCTCACCGAAAACGTGGTTTGCCATCAATCCGGCTTTGTTGTAACGCGCCTCAAAAGAAGGTCTAAAAGGAGGTCTGTTGGGGTTCAAGCGGGCAGCCGAATGCCACGGCGACACGTCTGCCGCATATTGGTGGAGCTGCGGAGAATCGGACTCCGATGCGAGGCTTGCACATTGGCTTTTCACCTCGTCGATTCCATTACCAGCCCCATATAAAGCCGGATTCCCCCGGCAAATGGATTACTTTTTCTTGCGTCTCACAGAATGCTTTACTTTTACGGATTTTCCTTTAACTTTCAGCGGAGTATTGCCCGGGGAAGCCTGCGCAACGGATTTACCCGGGTGTGTTTTGGAAGGAATGCTATGGACTGCCTTAATCCAACGGTTCTTTGCAGCCGAAGATTTAAAATTTAGAGCTTTTTTTGCCATATTTGTCAACCTTTCACCGGTATTAATTTCAAATTGAATAAAGAAGAAAAAGAGCGCCAGCAATTCGATTTCTCGAAAAACCGGCGCTCAAAAGGCGCTCTATGTATTTACTTGTTTATCCACGTAACAATGGCTACAACAATCAACCTTGTATCCAAAAGATAAATCGTCGGAATCTTTTGGCTTTGGGTACCATCTTTCATTCTGATTCATTCTGCTTCCTCACTTTCCATTATTAGCTCTTAATGACGGTCAACATATTGGCGTGGTCATACGTGTAAGTGACATTTGGCTCTTGCTCAACTGCAATTTGACCGGTTTCCCAGATGTGTGAAATAACGCCAGTATATCCATTTTTGTCGATAACCTTGTCTCCGATTTTCATTCCGTTTTCCCCTTTACGTTCATATGTCCGCATTTGGGGCATTTTATCTGATATTCCGAATCTTTCGGGAGTCTCCCCAAAAGCCGGTTGCACGTGTAATATCTGTCCGTTGCCGGATTGTACATGATGTTGTTGCAACGGACTTCGACAAGCGGTCCTTTATTCTTCTCCATCTGTTGCGTCATCTGGATTGCTTCCTTCCTCTGCGTCACGCCATTGTTCCACTGTATCCGTTCCCACCATTGCCTGTGTCTGCCTCCACATTTTTTTGAGCTATTGGCTTCGTCTCAGAGTGCTGCTGTGAGTTTTGCTTTAGCCACTCTTCTCCCCTTTTTGCCATGCTCTTTGCATCATCTGTAACACCGATAAGGCCTATAATATCTTCCGGAGCAAACATTTCCGTTTGCCTCAAATTGACTGCGGCCTGAGACTTATTAACGAGGTTGTTTGTGCGGTTTCTGATAAACTTCACATCAACTCGCATTGGCTTCAAGTCAATGCCATTGAAAATTTTCAGAATCTTGCAAATCATGCGGAGCGACTGCCGCTCAGACTGCTTAAAGCTGCGCTCTTTCACGCGAGCAACAAGCTCCAAAGACTGGAATCCGTCACGGAGATAAACCGCGTCCCCTGTTTCTCCACCCGCTCCACTACTCTTTTGCTTGCGGTCAGGAATACCAGAAATTGCGTAGGCGTAGTCAATTAGTGTCTGCGCAAGCGTTTCGGCCTCATTCTGGTCTACAGAAGCGCTAACATATTTAACTTCCGGTTTTGCCGTGCCCCCTGTAGCAGGCAATTCCATTGCTCCGTATTGCTGGAGCATATCGTAGTCGCTTGCGTTTCCTTCGCCTTTGGCTTGATTTTCTTCTTTGCTCTTCATATGGCAGCCAATAAACACAAGCACCGAATTTACAATTTGCTGTATACTGTTCATACGGTCTGAATGAAGTTGCGATATGGCATCAAGAATTGTCATTACAACTTCAAAGTCACCAATTCTGAATTCGTTGTTTGGGTATTCAATAATTGGCACTGCCCCGAGGAAATGTGCTTTTGGAGTACCAATTATGTTCTCGGCTTTGATTTGTGTTGTGAAGCCGCCCTCAACGGAATACTGATATTGGCATTCTTTGTCATAAACTGTATAAAGTGTGCCGCTTACGTTGCCATTATCGTCAAGCAACTTGCTATATGTAACTCCCAAAAGTGGCTTATGGCCTGCTTTTGAAGAGTAAATTACGAATGTATTCCATGGTTCCAAAGTTGGGATTTCAAACGGGGCTTCATCTTCTTCTGTGCCGTCTCCAACTGACACAAGGCGATATGCCGTGCCGCAAATGGAAGCGTCCTGCGCAAGCTTGATATCTTCCTGCGCTTTGTTTTCGCTGTCCATAAAGGTGTTGAGCTGCATAACATCGTTGTTATCGCTGCTCTCTTTTGCCGTATATTGAATAGGCTCGCCAAGGAAATAGCCTGTAGAATTGCGGACAATAGAATAGGCGTTGTTTATGACAAGCCTGTTGTTTATTTCTGGACGAACGGCCTTTTTGCGGGAAAGGATTGGCTGGTCACCGCAAAAATACCGAAACAAATATATGATTTCCTGCCTGTTGATAAGATGCCGCTGCATAGCGCCATTCACAACAGCTGGAATCGTGTTTTCGTTAATTTCATCTTCTGCACGAGATGTATAAATCGCTCTGCGCCCGAGAAATTTATGGTCTTTACCGAGGGCATTGAGAATTTCATTATTGTTAGTTTCAAATATCATGTCGCGCCTTCTCCCGATACAAAAGATTGAATAATCGTTTCTGCTTTGGCACTCAAAGGCGCTCTCAAATTTCTTTTGCCTCTATATTATACCACAAATTGAATGTAAATGCAACACATGAGCGAAACTGTACAATTTGCAGGCATAGTATGGGCTTTAGCATTATTAAAACGGCAAGCTCCGACGGTCGATTATTCTTACGTCCATTCCGGACAAATCCTTTACGAGCTGTGAAAGCATGGAAAGTGCGTCTGGAGCGTCATCATGCTTTACTTTGCCAGTGATTGTAAATTCCAAAAGGTTACGCATGAACGCTTTGTATTCTTCATGCTTACCATCTTGTAACTTCGATTCGTCCAAAAACACAAAATGCTTTTTGATAAAGTCACTTTCAGTTATGATTTTAGTGATTTTGTTGGTTGAAGTAAAAAATGTCCTCACGGAAGTGTAACCGCCGCGCTTTTTAATCTGGTCGTCTACGTCCTGCGCGTAATATTCGCCGCCATTATTGGATTCTATATCCATTCGGCTCACTTTATTGTTTATGCACAGGTTTGCGACAAGTGGCTTAGTGACTTCCGGCAGACCGTTGTTGAATACCAAGTCAGGGATATACACCGATTCCCCGTAAACATAGCCGCAAAGAGCGCAAACAAAATCTTTGCCTTGGTTTTTACTGTCGCAGGCCGCAATAATCGCATCCGGCCGATTATTTGGGAGGTCAAAATAGTAATGCAGGCTATCTTTCGGGTAAAGTAGGCCTTCTCTTTCAATCGGCTCCTGCTGGTAGATGGCTCTCCAAGATACATCATCCATGCTGCCACGCATATTTTCAAAATACTCGCGTGAAAAGCCAACTCCATGTTTGTATTCAAAGTTTGAACCGCCATTTGAATTCAGTGCGGGAATACGAATAAATTTTGACTGTTTGTCTCCGCCATATCTTGATTCCATATGCCCCAAAACATCATGGCAGCTCCAACGAGTTCCCACCAGAAGAACGCGGCAGCCCTCTTTGGCTCGGCTGAAAAGGTCATTTGTAACTTTCATCCATAAAGAATCCAACCGTTCGAGATTCATGGCTTCCTCAATGCCAGAAACAGCGTCGTCGAGCACAAGAATGTTCTCGCAGCGTGTAGCACCGGTCAAACTTGAATCCAGCGAACGAGCCGTAAAGGTCTTAAACCTCTGCGGCTTTACAAGGTCGATGCTTTCATCTTTTGCGTTTGTAGTGGCAAGCGGAGAATCGGGGAAAATCTCATTGTAGCAATATTCCGGGTCTTTCAGTATGCTCATAATGCCGTCGAACGTGCCGCGGCAAAGTTTATCAGCATATCCAGAGTACAAATTAGGCTTTAACGGGTCTTTCCCCATTACCCACGACAAGAAAAATATAATTAATGCGGTTTTCCCAACCCCCGGGGGAAGTGATATGCCAAGCCGCATTATTTTACCATCGTAAAGGTCTTGCAAGTCCTGTACAATCGGTCTTAACTGTGCGAGCCGGTTCTCATAGAACTTTTTATCTGCGTCACGATTATGTTCCAAATACAGCATATAATCGTGAAAAGAATATCTGGAGCCTACCAAAAATGTGTTCCAATAGTATTTCAACAACCTTTTGGTTTCAGATGCGGGCAGGCTTTCAGACAGCTTTTGGTTTAGTGACTTACGCAATTCATAGTTAGCCCATAGCTCGTGGCTTGTGTCTTTGTCTTTTTTATAGATGCTTCTAAGCGCACGAAAACTTTCAATTTTCATGTCAAGCTTCATATTTGGGTAGTGCTTCAAGTCTATTAGAATTTTGCCTCTCGCTTGAATAAAATCTTCCGGTAACATAAAAAGAATGCCATCCCTCTCTAAAGGAATGGCACTCTCCGGCGCTCTCTACCCTTATTTATTTGTATTGCCAAATATACCCATAAGCTGATTTTCTGTTACCATTACAGCAATCATAAATGTGTGCTGCAGAATGTACGCCTATAAAACGCTTTGCTTTAGCGGCTTTGGCTTGCCCGAACGTAGTGAACGTACCGACCCAAGATTACTTACCTGATATAGTCCTTCATATCCAACAACGTCTTTCCAGATTTCTTGCATATCATTCTCTTTTCTTGAAAAACGGGCACTTCTCGGCATTTGCGCACGGGAAGTCCGTACCATCTGTTTTTGCCGGAGCGTCAAGATAAAGCTTCAACGGCTCATTGAGAATATCCCGCAACGGGCAGCGCAGCGCCTTTGAAAATGAAATAATCGTTTTCATAAGCGGATACCCTCCGCCATCTTCAATGGCTTGAACCCGCTGCCGCGTCATATTTGTAAGATTCCCGACTTGTTCTTGCGTCATACCCTTTGATTCACGTATTTCTCTAAGCTTCTCACCAATTGTCATAATAATCACCTGAAAGTATTATGACGCACCAGAGAGAAAATTGCAATTGCTTTGTTATACGCACATTTAACTAAAAAAACATAATTATATTGTACCACTTTCAAAGTGTATTGTCAATAGCTATTTCGAGGCCTACTATGCAACTATATGCAATATTCTATGTATATTTGATTAAATATGCAATTGCTATGCGCCATTATGTATTGCTATGCTCAAAGTATAAAGCGCTTTAACTAAGTAAAGCCCGTTTGGTTTTTTCGGGTGCTGACGGGGGCTACTACGCCCGCGCACGCCCAGATAATAGGGGTACACCCCCCCTACCTGCCGCATATATCCTGCCCTGAGTTGGGGAAGCGCCGGCAAAAAAATAAATGTATAAAAATCCAAAAAAGCTATTGACAATCAGAAATGAAAGGACTAAGATAGTAGATGTTGAAGCAAACAAATGTTTGCAGACAACAACCGCAAGCCCTGACCGCAAGGCAGGCAGGCGATGGAGGTACAATGATGAAAAAGGCTATCGCTACAATCAGCACGAGCACAGGGAAAATGACAATCTATTACAATGGCGTAGGGCAACCCATCACAGCGGAGACGGCAGACGGGCACAGTGAGGACTGCGGCACAATCGCCCGCAATCTTAAGGACGCACGCGCGGCGGCTAAGATGATGTGGGACGACCGCAACGGCTGTAACGTGTGGGGATACAGGGCAGTTAGGGCATAAGCAGAGTACCACGCCGGAAACGGCGCGTAATGCTACAGGCTGGTTACAAGTCCAGCCATGGAGGTGATAGAATGACCATCAGCGACGTTATTAAGGAATTACAAAAACGCAAAGAATTGTATGGCGACATGGAGGTAATATTCCGCGCCCCATACGATGACGGGGACGCCGATATAACATCTGTCTATGTCGATGAAGATGTAGATAGGGTGGTTGTGTCAAGCGACTATTGACAAGCGCCACAAAGGGAGGTGATAAGGGCGGCAGAGGCAATAGTTGCTCTGCTGTTAGCAGGGCAGATACACATTCTTCGCTGGCTGCGCGGCGACTTCCGCGGCCGACGACGGCGGCGCTGAGTGTCCGTTTGGGGCACCCTCTAATAGGACGCCCGGAGACAAGCAACAATCAATCCGAATAGGGTAGGAATCAGCGAAAACAAACAAACGGCCTCACAAGCCTGAGACCAAACAAACGGGGGTGAAACGATGCGGAAGTACTGGCTTAGGCGCGATGACAGAAACGGCACACACCACATGATGGCGGTGACAGTCGACAGATTGGTGTCCGGTCAAAAAGTCCACGATAATTATGGGGACGAATGGGAAGTCGATTTTGAGATTCCAGACGGGATGGAGTAAAAAGAAGTCGCCCAGCGGGTCACGATGGCCCGCCTCCAAAAATTTTTAAAAGGGGGATGATTGATGATGAAGCAGTACTATGAAAGCGAGCTCCGCGACGAGTGCGGGCGCATGGTAGACTTTGAGCGCTGGCCATATAAGCGGGCCTCGACCGTCATTGAAAAGTTGCACGACCTGTACACCGGTTGGGCTGCGCCAATTTACGCCAACGAGCTGAAACGCTCGGTATGTGTCGCAGTTTATCCCACAACGCCAGACGGATATAAGGCAGGGCCGGAAACGTCTATACCAATTGCTGATTTCTTGAAGGGGGCATAATTGTGGCAAGCGTTGGTTACGTAAGGGTTAGTACTCAGGAGCAGAACGAGGGGCGGCAGGTTGCCGCCCTTAAACCGCATCAGATTGATAAATGGTACATTGACAAGTGCAGCGGCAAAAATACAGACCGAGAGTAACTACAAACCCGGCTGCATGGTAATTGTACCACAGCCGACGACGAAACGAAAGAGGTACATTGTTATGAAAGCATATGAAGAAGCGGCTGTACGTTGCGCACAGAAAAGGTTGCGCCTGTTTGGAAAAGAAAAAGCCGCTGCCCATATTAACGAGTGGGCCGACAGTTGGGCGGAACGTGGCGTTACGGTAGACAAGGCGGCAGTAATGCAGGCAACATTCAGCGGGGTAGCAAGAATCACAAAGGAACAGTGGAGCGCAATTCCGAGTGATTACAAAGGCCGTTGGAAAAAAGGTGACTGGAACGTCCCGGAAGAATGGATAGGCAAGCGGACAGTGCTGGAAGGTTGCCTGCCAGGTGGTCATGGAACGGCGCTTGTAACTGAGGGAATACATTTCGAAATAGTCGGTTAGCCGCCCAGCGGGTCACGTCTGGCCCGCCTCCACAATTTTTAAAGAGGTGATTATATGGCAAGAGTAGCATATGTGAGAGTGTCGACAATTGAGCAGCACGAGGACAGGCAAGTCGCCGCGCTCACTCCGTACAAGATTGACAAGTGGTTCCGCGAGAAAATCAGCGGCAAAAACACAGACCGCCCACAATTCCGGGCAATGCTGGAGTATATCCGGGAGGGCGATACAATTTATGTCGAGGATTTTTCCCGGCTTTCTCGGTCCTTGCTTGACTTGCTGCACGTCGTTGACGTGCTCAAAGGAAAGGGTGTCGGCCTCGTGTCGCTGAAAGAAAACATCGACACGAACACAGCGGCAGGGCGAATGATGCTTGGAATGGTGGGCGTTTTGAATCAGTTTGAGCTTGACAACCTTCACGAGCGGCAGGCCGAGGGAATTGAGAAAGCGAAGCAAAAAGGCGTTTACAAGGGCCGCAAGCGCATAGCTAAGCCCGAAAACTGGCAGGACGTTTATGCCCGCTGGAAGCGCAGGGAAATAACCGGAGCGCAGGCAATGGAAGAAACCGGTCTCAAGCGTAACACCTTCTACAGCTTCGTGCATGGAGAGGAGGCGGCAGACGATGGGCGATGATGGCATGGACGATATGCTTGTCATTTTCGGCGACGACATGGACGACGAGGACAACGACGACTAAGGCGCAGCACAATAGGCAGGGGCTTAATTGCTTCTGCCTTTCCTTTTACCCTATATTGTTAATCGTTTAACACTTGCCTTCTACAGCGGCCTATAAGCGCCGTATGGCCGGACATGGCATACCTATACTCTCTCTGTTTCGCCCGGCTGTGGCCGCATTACAGCGCAAGCGGGATAATTACCTGCACGCCGCCAGTTCCTCCGCTTGGGCAGATACGGCATCGATTTCCGCGATATTCCCGGCTGGACGGCACCAGCTGCGATAATATGCGCTGCCCAATTTTAAAAATCTTTTTTGGCAATGTCTTATGCGCCGGACCTCCCTATGCGCCGCCTTTTTGTGGCAAAACGTGGAAAAGGAATCCTCTTATGCGCCGTACCCACCTCCTTTTTTGGGAATGATAAAGGCAGGAAGGCCGCTCTTATGCGTACCCGCCTGCCTTATTTATGAATTTTTATGCAATAATTCTGCATATTTATTCATTATGCGCCGGCTTTTCTTTTCCAGAAATGCCCTCCTCGTCGTCTGGAAGGTTCTTGGCGAGGTTCAAAATTTGCTCATCACTCATTTCATCAAACGGATTGCGCGGCTTAATGGCTATCTGCTGCTCGTCAGTGTACTGATTCGTTTCACCAAAACGGTTTTTCATTGTGAAAATTGCCATCGCTGGATTCCTCATTTCAAAGCCCTTATTAGTCACAGAAAGTTCGATGAGTGACCTCATTGGAGCGAGCACATCAGCGAATGTCAAAGACTTATATTCTATCTTGTAAATACCTTTCTCTATATACTCTTTAATAGAATAGTTATTACCATTCTTATCTTTTTCATATACAGACTCAATGTACTTATTAAAAGCACTCTTATCTATATTAGAATAGACGTATTCTCCGGTAATAGTATTTACAACTATCTCTATTGTAAATTCTGTTTCATCTTTAAGATATTTTAAGAGGGTAGACTTGCTGATGTTAAGGAATATCGCAAGTCCTACAAAAGAAGGGGCTATATTCTTTTTCACGCAGAAATCTTCAAATCCCTGTAAAGACTCTGCCAATTCCATCGGGTTATTGAATGTTTTGCGGCCCATGCCTTTAGCAATCTGCATGACCTGTTCATCTGTGCCGACAATGTTGGGTGTCAGATTGGTACGTTTCGGAGCTTCCGCCATGTATGCGGTAGTGTCCATTGTTCCTATGCGCCGGACGGCCTTCGGCGGTTCATCTTCCGCAGTAATATCTATACTATCTTTTTCTTTCATACTACTCACTTACTTTCTTATATTGTTTCCCACTCGTGAAATCCAACCTCTTTCACTTTCCTTATGTGACAGATATTTTTCAACGTCTTTTTTCATTTGCTTCAGCTTTTCAGGTGAAATAGCGGGCATCTTTTCTGCGTCGGATTTACGGATGCGATATGGATAAGCCGAATATCTGCTCTTCATAAGTTTTTGCCTCCCTATGCGCCCCTTTAAATTATCGTTTTTCAAAGCATTTCAGCCCCTTTTATATGCCGGACGTGAAATTACCCTCGAAAGCTGTAAAATCTTCTCTATGGCCTCCAGAAACGTTGGAAATGGCATTTAAGCGTTGCCCTTGAAGTTGCAATGGCCATTTCGCCATGCAACACAGTCTGCTTGCAAGCAGTCGGGCAACTCAACGTTCTTGACATTCGTTGTCGTGACTGCCGTACAACATTGGTTGTCGTCAAATTCTTGCGCGATTTCCTCAACGGTAACTTGATTCTGTATGTAAGGACATTTCATGGTTTGCATTCCCTTTCTGACTATGTTACCCAACGGTGAAGCTGGAGCTGGAAAAGCATAGTTTCTCATTGGAGCATACACTATATTTCTTTTAAATATATAATATATCTCAATGAGATTTAACTACACTTTAGATTTATGATAACTACCCATACGGAGCCAGCCATCACCATCAAAGCAACACACATAGTCTGGACTATCACAAGCCCAGCGCATGATTACAACCGTTTCCGATTGCACGACGTATCTGCAACCCCGTCTACAATGCGTTCTTCTTCGCAGACCTCCAGCACCAAATCGAGTTCCGTATTTGTATTGCGCTCGTTTCGCTCACAACCTATGCGCTATGTACGGGGAGCGCGTGTGTTATGCGCTTTATTCCCTGCCCTCTCGTTATTGCGTCGGTGAGAGCCGCCTGCCTGATTTGTTTTGCGTGGTTCCGGTTTGCATTTGTGCCACGGACAAAATAAAAAGCCAACTGCCGTTTGTGAAGCAATCAGCTAATGTAAATCGTACTTGACATTTCGCCGCTTTTTGTGGTAAAATATTAATTAGTACGAGAGCACTGCTTCTGCTTTCGGCGCAGCACTTATGAGTCTAAAGCTCATGGGTGCTTTTTATTTTGCGCTATTCAATTATTTTTTGTGGAAATAGCGGTGTGTTACACCGGCAGACTTATCAAAATAAAAAAGAGCGCCAATACTCCTAAACAAATAGGAAATATCGGCACTCTTGGTGCTCTAATTTTCAATGGTTGCGCAGGACAGATTCGAGCTGCCGATAACGGAATCAAAGTCCGTTGCCTTACCGCTTGGCTACTCCGCAATATAAAATACCCGCATGGTGCGCATATTCAGAGGCGTTGCGGGTTTCATTCAAAATAAAGGCTATCAGGCAAAGGACTTCCACCTTTGCACGGCTCAGCTACGATAGGGGCAATATCCTCGTTCGTCAACGGGGCGGTAGCACGGTTCCCATATTGCCCGTTGCCTTTTTCGCAGTGCCTTTAATGAAAATTACACCACCGATAACCTTTTAGATGATATTGGTACTCACTGCCCCAATAAGGCCAACTCCAATGTAGATTTGCTTCCCCGTTGGAAGGGACAGCGTGTCACCCTTCACACTGCAAGCAACGCTTTCACGTTGCCTATAACCTTTTCCGCACATGGCGGATAGGCGCTTGCTCTGGAATTCTCCTGCCTGTAGGATTATCTACCGGCTTTGAAACCGTGTCATTTGCACCGCTGGGGACTTGAACCCCACCGCGTTACTCTAAAGGCAGCTCTTTGTGCACTCGCTGCTCTTTAGCCGCGTTCCACAGGTTACGCGGAAGTGTGGCGCATATGTGCTCGTCTTTCCGAGCTGCCTTATGTCTGCCACTGGGACACATCGTTGAGAGGTGCGGGCAGTCTCATTGTGTCAGCGTCAGCCTCATGCGGCCTATGCTGGCATATAAAGCGGACTTACTGGATATCCCATGCCGCTAATACCGTATTGGTATCCGTCAACACGATTTGTAGCTGGTAGACTGAAAGTGCCTCTTGCATAATCGTGATTCCGCCGTTAGCTTCGCGGCAGTTGTTTGTGCCAGTTTCAAGCTAACACGCTCTTAACTGGCATATACCGCAGTTAGCGTCTGCGGTGCGACGTCGCTATACTCTCGTGTTGCCAATTTACGGAGTCGAACCGCTACACAGACCGGTGTGAATCTGCGTTGTTCCTGACTTTGGCATATTTGCAGGTCTTTCCCTGCCGCCAATGGCTTTATCTAACGTTTCTAATTATACCACAGATTGAATATAATTGCAAGTATATAGCAAAGCCGTACAAACATTGCCTATTGAGTATCGAGCTACAATATCTCCATTTGGCTGTACAACGGCCTGCATTGAGATATCTTGTGCTCTATGGTATGTTTTATGTCTTTAGCATAAAAACTCAGCACAAGCGATTATAGAAGCAATTATGCTTTTTTGAAAGTGAGAGGCCATTTATTACTATCTGTATAATTTAGCTCTGTTTTTGAATCCGTGTTGTAAGTTTATTCATGGGAATTGTCTTTTTCCGGTGTCTGCGCAACACTCTCAAGTGCCTTGACTGCTTCACCCATTAAATAGTTTTGGCAACCCGCTTTTGTGATAAAGGGGCAATCGCGGCAATTTAGTTGCATACAACCTTTTAGATACTTAATTAACTCAGTCAGTTCCATTTTATTTCCTCATCCTTTCTGCAATATTGCTAAGCTGCTTTTTGTTTTTGCCTTTTATTGCTGGAAGCTCAACTGCTTCTTCGACTGTAAAATGCTCCTGTGCTATCCGACGCAGAAAAACGCTTTTGTTGATACCTGCTTTCTTCGCCAATTCAGCTACAACATAATCCTTCCCATGATAGACTACATGATGATTTCTCCTTGTGTTTTGGTTCTGCTGCGCCTTTGTAGCCCATCTACAATTTTCAGGGGAATAGCCCTTTCCGTTATCAATACGGTCAATCGTTAAATTACTTTGATAGCCGTGTGAAAGTGCCCATTCCCTAAATTTTAGATAGTCTTCCCACTCTTTGCATAGCAAAATCCCGCGTCCGCCATAATTTTCATATTCTTTTGACCGTGGATTTTGGCATCTGGAGCGCATATCTTTCCATGTAAAATAAAGGCGTTCTTTGGATAGCCCGTGGGTTCTGTTGCTTTCACTTGCCCTTTCCTTCTGATAGCAACCGCAACTCTTGGTTTTTCCGCTCTTTAGTTGATGCGCTGCTATATACACCGTATTCCCGCAATCACATTGGCAAAGCCATCTTGTTGCATGATGCCCGGATGGAGATATGTAATCGCCCGTACGTCTTATTGCGGTTAGCTTTCCAAACTTTTTTCCAGATAAATCTTCAAAACTATTCATTATGATTGCCTCTGCAATAAGTGTCAAACAAGTCGTCAAAAATCACCGGTACCTTTGAATGCAATTCTTGTAAAAGAGGTATCATAAGTTCCCGAATTTGAGGGTGGGCGCGCTTATTGCACCGTAATTTTAATATATGGCGAATTTCTCTCAAATTCGCGGTACAAAC